ATAAAATCATCACTAATCTCCGATGTTAAATCACTTCTATTTAACCAATTAGCAATTGATGTTTTTAGAGAACTATAATTTGTTAATGCCATTAAAATCTTCCTGGTGCTGTTCTAAAATATTTGTAATCAGAACTATTTAATTTTTCTTTTAAAATTTTAGTTTGAACTTCTTTAGGTAAAGCAAACCAATTACCATTGTTTTGATCACCATTATATTCTTTAGCCCAAATTTCTAAAATTATTGTAGGGATAGAAGCTATTCTTTTTAATCCTTTATCAGGTGAGTAACCATCGTTTTGATTGTATAACTTTTTATTGTGTTCTAAAATTGGCTTATGATCAATTTTTCTTTCTTGGACAACACCCTTTTCTGTGCCATAAAAAGTCTCTGTTACTAAACCATTTTTTTCAACAATCTTACTCATCGACCACCACCTTTATATCTAGTTTGTTTCTTTTGTCTTTTCTCCGATTTAGATTGAGATTTTTTGTGAACCCCTTTTCTTTTAGGAGGTTTATCTCTAGGAACAAAATGAACAAATTTCTGTTTAGCCACTTAACTCAGTTACATAAAGATCGCCACTACCTATAAAAGCTACTTTCTCACCTGGTCTAATTTTGATAATTTCAATATCATTAGCAGGGATATACATAGAACTTGTTGAAGCAGTTGGTGATCCACCAAAGGCAACATGGCCATTCGCACTTGCGACTATTCTAATAAATTGTGTATGCGCTAACATTCCATCAGCTGTTGCTGAACTTGATCCACTAGATGTTACTTTTTGTGTTTTGATTGGAAACAATCCATAATTATATGACATTAATATTTTCCTTTTTTACTTTTAACTTTTTTGCCTTTTTTCTTTGCAAAGGCTTTAGCTTTTTTCATTCCACTTTTTGTGTATGAAAACTTTTTTTTTCCTACCATTGGCATAATTAATTTCTCCTAATAAATTTTGTTGGGTACTTGGGGGATGTACCGCTAGGCAAGTTCCCCCAAATTCTATTATCTTCTAATAACGTAAGTAAGTTCCATTTTAGATGAGTTAGTTGAACCACCATCGGTGATTGCCTCAATAACTGAACCCTCATTTACACTATTTAATGAAGTTGGCTCAACTTCGTATTGTTTACCAGCTGAACCTGATGCTACATGACTAATCGCAGCTGACGTACAAGCTACACCATCTATTTCAAAAGTGATTGCTGCAGTTCCAGTAGTTGCAACTTTGTTATGTGCAAAAATTTTAACTATTCTTCCTCCATCAGGTACTACAACAAAAGTTGAAGAAGCTGATGATACATTAGGAATATGTGATGTTAAAAAATAATCGTTAAGTGTTCTCATGTTTTTCCTTTTAAGTTTGCTTCGTTCCGACTTTAAAAATCTTCAAAGACCAAACAAAATGTTAATTGCATATAGGGGGATTGCTCCCCCTATAATAATATCTATTACGATGTAGTTAAATCGAATACTGCACCACTTGCTTTTTCGTTTTTAGAAACAAGTGTGTATTCTGCTAACAATGCTTGTTTAGTAGCATCACCAGTTTTTGCTAAGTCCATAAGAGAGAAGTCTCTTAAGAAAGCTGTAGCCCACATATCTGGTTGAAGTACAAAACAATCTCTTGATCTTGAGAATCTATTTGGAACAACAGTCATTGATCCAAAGTCAGATTCATAAACATCAACAGCAGCTACAAGTCTTTTGTTTTCAGCAGGGTCAAATCTAGTTGATCCACCAGTAAAACCAGAAAGAACTTGTTTGTTGAAAGAACCAAGCATGATCATTGATGGATCACCACCCTCATCCCAACATTTTTTGATTACGTTTTTAAGTTGAGATTCAGTGAAAGCTCTTTGAGTTCCATCTGTTCTTGCAGTTCCAGGTACGTCAACACTTGATACTTGACCATTTGCTCCACCTGAACCAGCGTCATTGTTTGCTTGTATCCAACCTGCTAATCCAGCAAGTTCTCTAGCTGTAGAGTCATTACCAACAACAGCTGAGTTGTTTGCGCATAATGAACTTTCCATATCTCTTTTAAGTTCTTTCGAAGCTTTTGAGATTTGATAAGCTAATTCATTATTTCTACCAGCTTTTGATACGCTATCTAAAGTACCAGAAACAATCACAGATTTTCTTGAGATTTGTGTTCTGTTATTTACTCTAGTAGTAGCCGATGGTGCAGAAAAACCAATTTCATCACCCTCTATTTGTGCATTATTTGATACAGCTGATGCTAAACTGTCGGTTTGCCATTCATGTAAAACGGCTGTTGCTTTTTCTTTGCCAATACCACTCATAAATGGTGTTTCAGTTGGTGAGATAGAGTATATCAGATCAGATAAATCTTCTCTCAAACCTTTTGCATCGTATTGACTATATGTTCCAGTTACCTGTGCCATAATTTGTCTCCTTTAATTGAGTTATTTATTGTTAATCATATCTAAAAATATGCTTGCAGCGTCTTTGACGCTTCCACTTTTCTTTAGACGACTCAACTTTTCTCTTTTGGCCTTGAGACTTACATCACTTTGATTTTGCTTAACCCCTGAAGATAAAACCCTACCTGGTTTAGATATTTTTTTTGCTAAACCTGGTTTTGAACTTTGCATATTTCTATATTTCATAGCATCGTTCACCAACATAACTATTCTATGATCATATACTTGTGCAATCTCTTGATTATTAAAACCATAGTTTGTCAAAGTAGTTTTCATAGAAGATTTTAATTGAGAGGCTTTTTGAGGATCATTAAATTCAGGCATCTTAGCCACTAATTTAGTTTGTTGATCTTGCAAAAAACTATCAAATTGTTGTTTTTGTTCGGCTTGAGATTTTTGCATAGCTTGATCAAGTTTTTCTTGTTTCTTTTTCATTCTACGTTCAATCCTCATGGCCTCACTTGGATCATCTTCATACAACTTTT